ATCGATAAGTCAAGAATGGGACAGAAAGTATCAGGCATATAGGTTCAACGTATCTTACGACAAGTGGCCCGAAGAAAGAACTGAAGCGCTTCGACGTGAGCTGCATGCTTTCATTTCAAAGCTGGGAGACAAGTAATGGACTTGAGTGATGAAAGATTCCACCGACGAACTGTACCGTGGACCAAGCTTGAGTCCGAAGGAGTAGATGCTCGAAAGGTCATGAAGGAAGCCCAGCGACAAGGAATGTGGGTGCTTGCTAAAAAAGCAGAGCATCGCTTGAGTAATCAGAGGCACGCGAAATGAGTAAGATACTTATCGATGCAGGCAGATCTTCTCGTGGCTGGTCACGAATCGGCACCTTCTTTAAATGCCCGCAGCTCTTTGCCTATGGTGAGCGCCTTAATCTGGAGATGATCCCTGCGGATGCGCTTACGCGTGGAAGCATGGGTCATGTCATGCAGGCCCACCTTCACGCTATCTACGGCGCTAAGCAGGGCGGCTGCTGGGTAGACGACAAGTGGATTGACGATCCTGATGTCTTACTTGAGCCCGAAGAAGCGCTTCATGCTTACTGTGATGTAAATGGTGGTCATGAGTTTGTTGATCGAATGATTGAGACATTCAGGAGATACACCTTCAAGTTCCCTGAAGCACCGGGTCGCATCTTAGCGGTAGAGCATCAAGTGACTGCCGTACTTGGAGAGAAGAACGGGCAGTGGGGCTTGTGGGTAGTGCACCCTGACGATCAAGACTTCCCCCCTGACGCAGCTAAGATTAGAGCCTGTGATGATGAGTTCATTAGGCCATCACCACTTAATGTACCGGGTCACCCTGACCATGGGCATGCCGTGTCGCTTACTCGCAGAATGGATATGGCAACAAGGGATCGTGCAGGTAAGTCGTTTATCTGGGATCACAAACATCAAGCTCGTGTTCAGCCTAATCGCAGCGTTGACGCATACGCCATCGATGGTGGCTTCGCAGCGTTCAGAATCATGGGCAAACAGCTTTATGGTAAAGACTTCGGCGGTGTGGCGCTCAACCTTATTCAGACCCAAGACCCGTGGCGTGTCGCTCGTCCTATGGTTCCGCCCACTCCTCATCGTGATCACCACTTTGCAGAGATGCTCTGGCGTGCGGAGCACAACCTTGCGCGGCTTGATGTAGACTCACCGGATCATTGGTCCTGGCCTAAAGTCCAACACGAGACTGCTTGTGTAGGTCGTTACGGTTCATGTGCCGGTATCAACCTTTGTTTTTACGGTAAAGCTGGTCAAGCCCTACCGTGATTGTTATCTTAGCTATCGACTATTTAGACCTCAACCTCGGAGAATACGATGTCCCAGAATGATGGGCTGCCTACCGTTATGATTACGGTATATGGTCAGCCGAAGAAAAGAAAGACCAGTGATATGTTGGCTGCGTTTCCGAACGCACTATTCATTGGAGTGCCTTCAGCTCTGTGCTTGGTGGCTCAGAACGAGCTTGGGTTTACGCCCTCGGTCTACCCTGACCCACCTCAAACACTACCTGAGTTGGTAGCCCTGCTAACTGAGCTTAGTCAACAAGACTTGGCTTCTCAATGTGGTGCTGTTGTTATCGACGACGCGAGTCACCTGTGTAAGCGTTCGATGCTTCAATGGGAAGACGAAGCACCTGTGGGCCGCTCCGGTCGTAAAGATCGCTTCTACCAGTATCAACAACTGGATCGCCACCTTCTTCAACTTGCAGGGTTAGCGCGTCACTTGGGTGTACACATGGCTATGAACTTCCATGAGCGCATGCCTGGGTCAAACGCAGACGGGCACTTCTGCCCTGGTGGCCCTGACGTTCCGTCTCGGAACCAAGTCAAGACCCTACCCTCTTGGTGTGACATAAACGTGAGGGCGATGATTGATACTGCTTATCCTGACCCATGGTTTCCTGGCTCTTACTACTGTGACCCGACAGATCCTGAGTGGATCACAGGTGATCGCACTGGTGTGTGCCAGAAAAAGACTCCAGGTAACCTTCGGGAAATCTTACGGTCCAGCAAGTCAAACTACCGCCTCGGTAGAGTCGATGGGCTTGAATGGCAAGATGAAGTTGCAGATCGTGTAGCAGAGGGTATAATGCAAGACGCACCTGTAATAGATGCGATTGATAATGCCATCTCTGGATATGATTTTAACAGTCTTCACTTGCGTTGGGCTTGCCAAGATGGTATTGCAAGGGGTATACTTGCTAAACAACAATCTCGGAGCCTCTTTAACTTTGAACCGGAGCCTGAAGCACCCGATACAAACGGCGTGTCTCTACCACCTCCGCCACCTTCTTCCTGACGGTATCACCCGTCTGGACCTCGGACCTCGCGTCCTTCACAACAACAACAATGGAGCCTATCATGGCTATTGACATTCCTCCCGGCGCTTTCAAAGGCGTCCGTAGTTTCGGAGCTGGCGCACCTGACGCTGGCGTTTACGCAGTCTCGATCGTGAAGATTGAAGCTAACCCCAACGACAAGCAGGGTAAGCGTCGATTCCATCTTCAGTTTGAGAATGGATTCACTATGTTCACGTTTGTAAACGTGCCTTACGAGAACGGTCAGTCCATCGCTGGATTGTCCGAGAACCAAGTGCGCGGCCAGTTGGCTAACCTTCGCACCATCCTTGAGTCTCTGGGCTACGACGGCTCTACTCTTGACTCAGGCAATGTTACTGATGAGTGGTTCCTCCACGCCAGTAACCACGGTCGTCAGGGTTACGTAGACTTCGTGCCCGGTCAAAAGGGCGTGACTGGCTCATACAACGAGATCAAGGGTTGGCTCAACAAGTCTGCCTATGAAGCTCTTAAAGACTCAGGTGCCCCTGCCCAGGCTGCGACTACCAGCGCTCCTGTGCCATCCGCAGCATCTAATGGAGTTGCACCCTCCGCTGGTGCCGTCCTTCCACCTCCCCCGAGTGTGGCTCAGGGTATCGTCAGCTAATGCTGTGGATTAAGTCGCCGCTACCATGAGGTCCGGTAGTGGCGGCTTTTATATAGGCCAGGGTGGTTATCCTTTGTCCGCCCCAATAAGTCCAGCAGGGAGGCATGTGGATGGTCGCATAGATGCCTTGACCTCAACCAGGAGAACGAATGCCCTTTGACCCGACAACACTTGGAGCACGATGTGATGTGTGTCCGTTGGGTCCGAAGGGCGATCTTCGTAAGGATGAATGGAAGCCCGTAGGGTGTGAGGTGCATAAGGGCGCAACAGTCCTTGCTGTAGCTGAGAGCCCAGACCCTGAAGAAGTTCAGCATGGTCGGCCCTTAGTAGGGCAGTCGGGTAACGAATGGAACCGTGCTTTGTCTGCCTGTGGTCGTCGAAGAGTTGAGGTAGACCTCGATCATGTGATTGCCTGTAAGCTGCCAGGGCAAGCTTCTGGTGCCATGCGTCGTTTAGATAAGGCAGTAGATAAACTGAATAAGAAGCGAGAGAAGGCTGGGTTGGAGGCTGTACCTCACCCGCTTACTTGCTGTCGTCCTCGTCTTCTTAATGTCGCAGCCAAGTACCCGTCTATCATTACTCTCGGTAAGGTAGCGACCAACGCTCTGACTGGTGTAGGTAGTAGCATTCATTCCACACGAGGCGGCCCGATGAGGATCACTTCTGATTGGAACGTGACTACTGATCCAAAGAATACTGAGCATAGACTTCTTCCTACGCTTCACCCGTCTGCAATCTTACGTTCTCCGAGCTGGCGTCACGTACTGCAT